TGCCTTTAATCTCTTTCCAATTAGAAAGAAGTTCATCAGCAGCATTAAAGTCGTATTTATCAGCTCTTTGAAATAACTCAGTACGAACAGCAGATGATTTAATCCAATCTACAAAGTTTTCGTTTTTAATGATCTCTTCATAGTCTGGGTGTTTTTCACCAATTTGTTTTAGAACTCCTTGCTGTTGTTGTTTAGCAAGCATTTCTTTCATTTGAATTATTGTTTCACTGTTTTCTACAGCTTTACTAACAGAACCTTTAGGGTCATCATAAAAATCTAATTCAAGTTCTTCTTCTTTTTTGGGGCTGTTGGCATCTTCATTAAGTTTAGCCTTGAGCAAGTCATCAACTGATTTACGAAGGTCGCCTACTTCTGAACTTTGTTTACCCAGTAGCTTTTCAGCTTCTTGGTGCATACGAACAATATCTTCCAGCGATTTATCTTTGTACTTATCTGGTATATTAGATGTTGTTTCTTTTGCTTCTGTTTCAGTTTCGTTAGCTTTCTGTTCTGGTTCCTCTTTGGGTTTTTCCATTTCTTCAGAAAGTGATACAAGTTCTTCGTTTTCTTCTAAATTAACTTCTTGGTTGTCAAGGGTATTTATTGTTCTAGCCATTTAATGATCTCCGTACCTTTAGGTATTATGGAATTAAGTTATACTTGAGCAGCCTTCTCATGTTCTTTCGCCCATCTGTCAGTATGAATACTTAACTTTAAACGAACAGGAGAGATTAGCCGCTTGCTTGGTTCACCACAAACAGAACATATTGCTTCCTTTACATCAGGTTTGACAAGTAGTTCTTCGGTGTGTTTATTTACACAAGAAAAATCATATAGTCTGTACATAATATTTCTTATTGCAAATTAGTTGATTGGTAAGATTGATCTTCTTCGTTGCTATCAAAAGCGTTGGTTACAGAGTCTTTCCAATTTAAAATTTGATTTAACATACTCAATTTGCCTTGAACTAAATGTAGCTCTTTAGCATTTTCTACACTTAATAAATCTATTGAGTCTGCTGTGTCCTCTAGTTCTTCTAGTAGTTGTTTCCAACCAGGGTGTTGAAAAAGAGAAAAATAATTGTCAAAATAATCTTGTAATTCTTTATCCATCTTGGAGAACTCCTTGTGTCCGATTATATCATTTTTAGCTTAAAATGTCAAGCATTATTTTTTAGGTTTGTCAAGCATTATTTTTATTTTCTTGCATTTGTAACCTAACAATATTCTCTTTAGTATCTAACTCAGCTTCTTTAAGTTCTAGTTTTGCATACTCAACTAACTTATCAAACTCAGATTTATCTTTTGGTTGAGCAGAAGCCAAAGCAGATATTCTTCTTGTTTCTTCTTCAATAGGAAGTAACTGTGTTTCAACATTGTTTTGTTGTATGCGAGATGCAATTTCTGCTGTTTCTGTTTTGAGTTTTTCTAAGCTAGACATAGCAACCTCAAGCTCCATTTGTTGTCTAACTTGAGCTTCTTGTTGTTGTTGTGGATTAGGTTGATTAGCTTGTCTAAGAACTTGTATAATTTGATCTCTGTTAGTTAAACTCATGTTGCTAACTATAGATTCAATCAATAGTGGATAAGCAGGTGACTCAGGTGACATAGTTTGTAACAACTGTACTAACTGAGTAACCTCATACTCACGAGCAACTACACCTAAAGAACTTGTAGCTACAAACTTGTAGTCTTTAACTGGATACAACTCAGGAGTAAACTGCATATACCTGCAAGCAGCTTTTTCAATGAATGGTATCAAAAAGTTTTCTTGGAAGTTTACTAAGGTACGCTTGTGTCGTTTAATAACAGCACCTAATCCCATAGAGATTCCTGCTGCTGTACCTTCTCCATTCAGACCTGCTGGTACTCCATTAGAATCTATAGCACCAGTAGATTGTTGTACCATTTGCTGTAACTGTGCTGCTTGTGTAAAGCTAACTTGGTCTAGTGAGCCAAACTTAAATGGTTGTAAAACTTCTGATGGATTACCATTAGTAAGAATAGTTTTACCTGCTCGTATATCTAACTTAGCACCTCTTGGCATACGACTAGCATCTACTGCTAACATTGGGTGTACAGTAAGGGCAAGTGCATCAATCCTAGCACGAAGCTCTGCATCTAATGCTTTTTGTGAGTTATAACCTTTTTCACATATACCACGACCCCAAAACTTAAATGGTACTTTATCCCAAGAGAAAGCAATAACAGGTCTATCCTTTTTCATGTAGGGGTTCTTTTCAATCTTTAGGATTTCGCTTTCATTAGCAATAACCATAATGACTTCTGTGTAAGAACCTTCTTCGTCACTAAGATCAACCATGTCTTGCAGTTCTTCGTTTTCATCTAGCTCTTGATTCTTTAATAAATTTGTAGGTACTAAGCCATAGTATTTAGTTAAGCGTACCATGTCATCATTGTAACCATAGACAATTTTACTAGCATCTTCGATCTCTGATTCTGATTGAACTCTACCAATCTCTACATCACGATAAATACCAGAGTCAATACCTTGTTGTACCTGATGGTGTGGAACCATCTTATCAATAGCTACACCTACAGCATCTTCTACATTGGTTGCTAGTGGGTCAATTAAGAAGTTTTGTGGCATGATTGGGTCTAGTCTAACAATCATTCTTTCACGCCTGTTTACACCTACTGCTGTCATCTGTCCTTCAAGTGTAGGTTGAGTAGCTGCTGTAAGCTCCTCAATTTCATCTAAGACAAGTTCTCCTATACCAGTACCAAACACAGCAGAATTAATTAAACACTCTCCTATGGAGCTTCTAGCCTTACTAAAGTGCATATCTTCTGTCAGTTGTACTCTAAGTAACTCTACATCACTAGGATTAGTATCTTGAAGATCATCTTTAATATCAAAGAAAGCTCCACGACCAAAGGTTGCTTCTTCAATCTCAGCTACAGAAGATTCTACTGCTTGTTGTGTAGCAGGGGCAATAAGCCTAGAACGCTCTGACTCACGCATAGAGTCATTCTTATCCCATATCCCTCGCCAAGTACGATAATACTCATCAAATCTTTCTTGATAGTTTGTATTGTAATGATCTCGCCATTGATCGCACTTGCTCATTACCCAACTTTCTACTGTAGAATCTTCACTATAATCTTCATCTTTCATATTTAGTATCCTGCTACTTCGTCTAAGATTTCATAATCATCTTGCTCAAAGTCATAGTAATAAGTTACTTTAGCAAGCTGGTCTATGTAGGCTAATGAATCAATCAAGTCATCATGTACCTGCGGATTAGGAAACTGAAACAACTCATCAAGGAACTCAAGATTCCAATCTCCTTCATTAAGTTTAATAGCACCATGTTCAAACCTTCCTTGAAGTGCTGCTACTATCCTGTCAACCTTTCGTTTGTTACCATGAGATAGTTCTTGTACATTAAAAAACTTACCTCTTTGTTTCATCATATCTGTTAGTGGTGACATGATTGCTTGTTTAGATATACCTTTTTCTATACCTACTGCTACTGGTTCGTACTCTGCTACTGCATCAAATATGGCTTCAGCAGTTTCTTCAAACGTCCATCTGCCATAAATAATATCTTTAACCCACCAACCACTTTCATTAACTTTAACAATAGAGATAGCTGTGTTATCTAATCTTGTTTTCTTTTTCTTACCAGCTTCTTCAAATCCTGCCATATCAATGGCAATATAGTAATCCCCCTGGTCGGGTTCATCAGTAGACATCTTAACCCAACCTTCTTTAAATATGTCAGAACCCTGTGCTTCAAAACTTGCCATATACTCTTGCCTAAACGCAAAAGACGACATCGATTCTTTTGCCATATTGATTTCATCTTTATCCAATATAGGGTTATCGTAAGATGTAAAGTGCCAAGCTTCATAAGTATCATGTTCCTCAAGTTTTGCCAGTTGATATAAATCATAAAAATGGTTTCTTCCCATTGGTGTACCAATAAACAGTGCGAACCCTTTTTGGTCTGTTAGTGCAGGTCTAAGTATCTGTTCCCAAACCTCTGGTTTCATGTCAGCGTACTCGTCCATTACTAGGAACTTTAGAGATACACCACGCATTGTTTCTGGTCTGTCTGCGCCCTTTAACGAAATAATAGTTCCGTTAATCAATGTAACTTGTAAATTGTTTATGTGACTAGATTTAATTACTGGGTGTCCTGCCTCTAGTAACACCTGCCACATAATATCTCTTGCTTGCCCTTGTGTAGGTGCAACATAAAAGACTTGTCCTTGTTTAGCCTGTAAGGCATTAACAATGAGTAAGTAAGCAGCTAACCTAGACTTACCTGTACGTCTACCAGCAGCAACTACTTTAAATCTTGCTTCACTATCCCAGACCTGTTGTTGCCAGGGTAGTAATGATATAGCTAAATCAGTCATTAATAGTTCAACGGATTTTCTAATGCTTTAGTTATTTTTTTATCTATTCGTTCTTCTAATTTGTACATATCAGTAGATAGCTTCTCTATAATCTTTACTTGTTGTTCCATAGTCTGACGAATAGTAAGGTTCTCTGCTGCAAACACTGCTACTTTTTTATCTACACCACTAAGGTCTGGTGCAACATAGCTCATAATCTGTGCTTTCATATCTGTGTAATCTTTGTAAAACTCAAACCCACCCCACAAACCACCTACAATACTTGTAACTAAGGGTACGATTAGCAGTAGTTTACTACCACCTACTTTGATTCCTGCGTATTCTATCTCTGCCATTGTGTATTCCTTTGTGGATATTGTAAATCTTCTAATTTTATAAAGTTCTTATCGTTTACAAACCATCTAGCAAAAGCATTATCTACATTATCTTTACTAGGGTAAAAACTAGCTAAGTCTTTCATCTTTTGTTCAGCATAGTTAAAGTCAGGTACAAACGAAATAAGTGACATTAACTGTTGTTGTACTACAATCTGTTGTTCTAGGGTAACTGCACTTTCTACTTTCTTAGCTAAAGCTACTGCTCGTTTTGATACAAGGGTTTTGAGCTTATCATTCTTTGTAATGACTTGTTTTTTTTCAACCTTCTTCGGAGCTTGTTTGTTAGCAACTGTCTTCTCAATCGGTTGCTCCTGCTCTCTATCATCTTGTTCATCAACAGGCTCCTCCCTTTCCTCAACAACTTCTAATTCCTCTCTTGGCTCTTCTCGTTCCTCGCTTTGTTCTTCTCTTTCCTCAGGTTCTCTTTCTCTCTCGACAATCTCCTCGATAGGTTCCTCTCCCATACCTGATTCTTCCATTTCCCCCTGTTCCAATTCACTAGGCTGTGGTTCAACAACTGCAATCTCCCTTTCTAGTTCTTGTTGCATTTCTTGTACAGGAGCTTCAATAGGCTCTGGTTCTACCTGTAAAACCTCTGGCTCAAACACCTGTGGCATTTCAAAAAGTTGGGCAGAGGCGCTTGGCATACCCTCTATTTCGTATCCGCTTGTATTAGCAAAATCAGTTATAATATCTGGTTGTTCTAAAACTTCATTAACAGGATTATCACCCTGTATTATACTACCATCATCTACCATAGATGTGACGAATGATGGTTCTTGTTCCTCCATATTGACATACCCTGCACAAGTAGTGTCATACTGAGGGTCATACATACACTGCTGTTCTAAGTATGCTTCTTCGTATCCATTACAATCTCTGTCATAGGTGGCATCATTAGCACAAGCCTGTGTATATAACTGTTGTGCATACGCCTCTGCATATCCAGAGCATTGAGGGTCGTATAAAGCGTTTGCGGCGCAAAGAGTATTGAGAATATTAATACTATTTTGCTCATTGCCATATTCTTGTGGTACTCCTGTATATCCTAAAGAATAATAATAGTTTTGAATACCTTCATACGAACCTTGTGTACTTAAATCTCCTGATTCCCCTATAGTTATTGCATGGTTTTGTATGTTTACAGCAGTATAGTCTACTGTATACGAGCCATCAGGTTTAATCTGTAGTTCAAAAGAGTTTAATCTACTAGCATTGTAATATTCTGCTAGGTTTTTCCACCTGTAAGTCTGTTGTGAGGTATCACCTTCTGTGAATAACCCACTACTTCCTTGTTGTAAGTCTATTAAATCTGTCCATAATGGGGCTATAGCATACCCATATCTACTAATATTATATCCGTTTTCAGCCATTGTTTGTAAATCACGACCATTACAG